TTGGTTCATGGTTTGGATGTGCAATATATAATATGTCTGCTGATTGCGTAATTACTATTTCAAACAATTCAGCTTCAAGATATGGCGTCGAAACTTCATATGCTGCACCAACATTAAATTCAGACGAAAATACTTCAGCAAATGGGCCAGATTCAATTCTGCCGTAATTTTTATAAAAGCGAACATATTGATCGCCAAATTCAATCATATACGCTTGAGAAACACTAAATTCAAAAGGTAAAATGCGAGTTTTTTTTGTGCTGTCTTTAACTTCATTAGAAAAATAAAAACCACCACGCCGGGACGCAGGGCCATGTTTTTGTACAATCATATTTTCTAATGTTTTGCACCCATTCGCATACTTTTGAAGATCGACGCGACCATCTAAACGTGGTGATAATTCACCAGCCGTAAAATTAGTTATTATAGGTGCAGAGCGAGGCATTAAGTGGTTCCATTCACGCTAACAGTTAAACCGCCAGCATAGTTTATTCTGCTGTCTAGCCATGTGTCTGCAATGACTTCTGAATATCCGCTTTCTTGCGCATCTGCTGATCGTGCATCTGCAACTTTAAGACGATACATTTCCATCATGTTTTGATATAAGCTATTACTTTCTGCTAATGTAATTGCTAATTCAGCAGCTAAACGTGCTGATAATGCTTCAACAAACATTGAATCATATTCATTAACGTCTGTTACACGGCCTAAATACATAATTTTAGCTGTGCCTTCATCAGTTAGCAGTTTGCGACCTTCTATTTTATAAACCATATTTGCTGATTCCATTTGCAAAACCCGCAAACAATCAGAAGGTATTTGATATTGAAAGGAAAATTCAAAAGCTGGAGCGTCTACAGATTGTGCAAGCTCAACTCTGGTTACTGCAAAGTTCCATATGTGATCACGAATCGTCGCATCACGAACTTGTTCATACATAACATTAGCGGCACGTGCCGCTTCACTATCTTCTGTTAATGATATTATTGCATTTGCACCAATTTTAATTAGTGCATTGTTGACGATCTGAACTACAGATGTTGCCATGTTGCCTCCAAATTAGGTCGGAGAGAGCCTAAACCCTCTCCTTCCCAAAAGCATCAAGTTGCAGAAAAATACATATCTACAATTAAAGTGCCAGAACTTGGAAGTGCTGCACTTGCAATCGTGATAAAGATTTCTTCTTCAGCTGCTAGAGTTGCTACTCCAGCATTAACGCCAAACAATGTTGGTACGTTTGCAGCGGTGTGTGTTGCCGCTGCTCTGTATTTGCCAACAGTGCCTGTTACACCAATAGCAACAGTTGCACTGCTGCCTAGTGTCGCACTAGCGTTTAAGACACCATATAAAAACGCTTCACCAGCTTTGGCTTTAGCGATTACAATCGTGTCAGATGTTGCCTGTGAAGCAAGAGTAATGGTTGCACGTTTAACACGCACGTTACCATCAACAATGCCACCAGACGGAAGGCTCACTGGAACAGAGTTCAAGAGACCATCCATTTCTGCACTATATTTAACAGCCATGATTTAATCTCCTATTCTGAACATGGGATTTCAAGAACACGTGATTCTTCCATGCGTGTCGCACCTATTGCCATTGAGCAAAAGACTTGAGTTGCATAGTTTTTATCAGCACGTTCCGAAATCTTTGTAGTCATATCGTTTCCAACGCCAAGCAATAGCCCATCCATTTGGAAAGCAAAACAACGACGGTTGCTGCTTGCCACTGGGATTAACTTAGAACCGTCAGTACGCAGACCATTAACAGAAATGAATTTAAAGCCCATAAACGTATCGACTTCACCGCGAGCTAGAGCTTTTACAGTGTTAAAATCGGCAGATTGAATCTCTGTCGTGTTCAACAAACTTTTGATCTGTGAAGAAGTACAAACAATGACACGACCTTCGTCGGGAACATCGTTGCCATCAAAATTTTCTTTGATAGCTAAAAGAGAAGCTAAGTTCATATTTGATGTTTGATCACCTAAAGCTGTTTGTGCAGCTGTAGATGTTGATCCAGAGACCCCAGTGAATGCAGTACCAAGAGCGGAATCAATTATGATTTCGTCCATTGCACGACCCATAGCTTTAGCAGCAGCTTGCGCATACTGTGAAGTGGGATCAATTAGCATCCTTACTTTGTCTTCATCATCAATTAGGTCTGCCCAATCGAAATCTTCTAGGGATACACGACGGCGCGAATGAGGCGTGTCGATTCTGGGGGTGTCAGAGTGTCGGGATGGACGCCGACGAGCGGCAGTTGCGCCAATTTGCTCGAAAAATGCGTTCTTACCGACAACGGCTTCTTCACGAACCATACCACGTAGTTTGGAACCATCTTGCTGGACAAGATGCTGTACGTTAGCACTATACTGTTCGACGAAGGCCGTAGTCACATTGATAGACATACGGATTTCTCCTTAAAGGTTAAAACAGATATTTAAGGGTTATCGTCTAGGACGGCCCAAGCTGCCTTCGTGCTTGCATGGGTTCCGTTTAGAATTATCCATTTATATAAAAGGCAAGAACAATGTAACACACATTTACCTAATGTGAACAACAAAAAAAGAAACCCGCCAAAGCGAGCCTCTTTCTATTTATTTTTGTTTATATGGTCGACCACGTTTTGGCTGGTCATTTAGTTGTTTGTCTGGTTGTTTGTCTACAATCCAATTATAATATTTTTCAGCTATTTGAATAGAAATATCAGGTGTTCCAGTATGGGCCAGCTGCAAGCATTGTAACTTTAATATTGATTCTTCCATTATGCGGCATCATCTGGGTATGCTTGAACAAACAAGTCTTCAACTTTTTTCAATAAAGCAGTGTGTTCGGGGTGTCTTCTATCCATATACGCTGAATGAGACATTAAAGTAGCAGCTTCTGATTTAGCTTCTTCTGGAGTCATAACGTGCTTGGCTCCTGTTGCTGGCCCAGCTAAATCTTTGTCAGCCATCGTAGCTTTAGCAATATTAGCAAACGCTTTTAAAACGTCTGGGTCATTACCTAACCCACTTGATTCCATTTTTGCTGCTAAAGCATCTCCGCCATACTCTGAAAAGGCTTTCTTTGCAAAATCAATGTTTTGATCGTAGGCACGACCCCATTCATCTTTTAAAGCGCGTTCACCTTGCTCTAACGACTGCCCTTGCATTTCATTCATAGCTTCATACTGAGAACCCATATTGCCAGCTTGCCATGCAACAAGGCTTTTAACTTGCTCGCTATTCAATCCTAGCTTATGTGCTTCTTGTTTAAATGAAGTTAAATTTTCTTCGCTAAATTGAGATTTAATTTGATCTGGCAATTCATCTGGCAACGCTACTTCGTATTTTTCTGGTGTTTCTGGTCTGCCAAGAAACTCATAAACATCGTCCCAATCACTTTCAGTAACAGGCTTTGTTATTTTGTCGCGTCCTAAATGTGATTGAAGATTAATGTAAGATGAGGCTAACGAATTAACATCTTTAAATTTAGAAAAGTTAGGATCGTCTTTAATGTCATCAGATAATGTAGAACGCCAATCATCGCTTGAAGTTTCTGTTATTGTTTCGCTAACTTCTGGCGCATTATCTGCCGTTTCGACAGGTGCGGAATCGTTAGGCATTTTCTGTAATCTCCTGTGTAAGTTTTAAAAATCGTTCTGGTGTTTCGTCTAATGCTGTAAGTATCATTAACGCAGCATTTCTCATACCTTCATTAAAAACAGTGTTTTCTACTGTTTCACCTAAAACGTATGATGGCCTTAAAACCCCACATTCACGACAAATATGGGATAAAACTCTTTTGCCTTCTTCCGTTGAAAATACCAAACGGAAATCGTCCTTTGAAACCTTAGACAATGTTAAGCCCTGCTTCTTTTGCTGTTTTGGCAACATTTGCACCTTTCTGCATCATATCCATAACTTCTGCACCTTGCGCCATTTGTTGCTGTGCCGCCATTGCTTGCTGTTGCGCAGCCATTGCCTCTTGTTGTGCTTTTGCTTCTTCCATCAAATCATCATTTGATTTTAATAACAAAGGGGGAACCCCATTTAAATCAGCTATATGCCGCACCATGTCTGCGCCTTTAACAATTTGTGCGGCCTGTGGATCCATGCCAGCAATAGGGCCGACAAATTCAAGAGTACGCATAATGCCTTGCGTTTCTGTTTGTCTCTGCGCTCTGGCAAGCGGGGAAACGTATTCAATATTTAGCTCTTGGTCTTGTAAAATCTCAGGGGCAAGCGGCAATTTGTCTGCTCTTGAAAGTACACCAAATATGCGCTCAATCATTGGGCCAAGAAATTCAGACTGCAATCTGCCTAATGTTGGGCCAAGCAAACGCAGTGTGCGTTCAGTGCGCTCAATGACTTCCGTAGCTGTCATCTGTGGGCCACCTTGGAATTGTAGCTGGTCAAGAAAAAACGTCATACGAATACGACTGCGCAAATCTTCCATCATTTGGAAACTAATTGGAATATTGCCGCCTGTTAGCAGTGGTTCTATTCGCGCCCCTGTTGAACTACGATAATAGTTTAAGCCACCGGGAACCGTTCTAACAGGGCCAAGGACACCATCGTCAGGAACTAATAAGGGGGGATCAACAATCTTTTGCCCTGCTTTGATTGTTGTCTTCATCATTTCTTGTAACATCTTAATGTCTGGCAACGCTGTCATAGCAGGGGAACGTCCAAAAACTTCGCCTACTGTTTTAGACCAACGTGAAACCATATATGGCATTTCATCAAAGCCACCTTCTGCTAAAACGTGTTTGTCTTTCTCATCTAAATAAATAGATGCAACAGGCAACATCGTTGCAGCTTTTTTGCTTTTGTCTATGTCTTCACGGGGATACACGCAGTGCAATAATTCAACTTCTTTATCAAATTCTTTTTTCTCATACAATCTTGCTATACGTGGTGATAAAGATTTTTCGCCCCATTTTTGTACAATTTGTCGTACAGTCATTTTAAAACTACGAAAAACTGTGTCAATTATTCCATCTGCGTTTTCTGCAATATATATTTCTTCTATGTTAATAGCGCGAAAGCTAACGCCTGTGCGAGTAGTTGGCTCGCCAATAAACATACAGGCAGTGCCTATAGAACAAAGCGACAAATAGTATTCGTGAATATGTGATGGAAAAGCTACGGCTGGCGCAGACAGTTCAGATAAAATTGCGTCTGTTGTTTCTTTTAGCCAATCTTTTACTTCTGCTTGTTCCTCAATTTTTTCTGGATCATCCTTAGTACGCAAACCAAACCACGTTGATGCAGGGTTTGTAAGCATTCCATGCAAGCCAGCGGCAAGCATTTCGTTTGAATGAACACCAGTGCTATCATAAATTAATGTTGATCTTTTATCGCCTTTGGATCGTTTTAAATTAAAATCTGCCGAATTTGGCAACACAAAATTAGCTAAGTCTTGCCAATGCGTTTCCCACGATCCTCGTTCTGCCTTTAGTTTTCCTTTGCGTTTGCACAAATGAACAACTTGGTCATGGTCAATCATATTCTTGCCTAAACTGTTGGAAGTGCGATTGCACGAAAGTTAAAATCATCAACGGTAACAGCAGCTGTTGAAGTTTCGTTAGTAACATGGATTTCAAGATAATCGTTTACACTTAATAAAGCACTACCTTGAACAACAACTGCACCTAATTCACCAGAAGCACTTATTTTTCGACTAACTAAACTTTCATCTACCAAGGAACCGGATGATCCACTTGTATCATAATGCCAGCCTTTTACAGACACAATCTGGTTATTTGATGCAGCACTAAGCGACAAAGATGCACTAAAAGTTACTAATTTATTGGGCGCTCCAATGTAACGCAATCGGCCTGTATTTGTGCTATTGTTGTCAAACAACAATTCATTGCCAGATACTGCTGTAGTTCCAGATATTTTTACATACGTTCCAGCACCCGAAATTGTTGTTCCAGTGCTGTTGCCTTGCATAGAACATTCGCCAAAACTAGGCTGCAAACTGACAATTAAATCTCTAATATCATTTGCAGTTATTGCATTAGCTGCTTGTCCGTCTTGGAATAAATTAGAAACGAGGTCAGCTTTAGTTCGCACCGTATCTACCATTTATTGACCTAACAAAGTTTTTTTGCCGCCAGCTTGACCAGTGTCTGAAACACCAGTTGGGCCTGTCAAAATTGTTGAGCTTCTGCCTCTAGCAGCGGCGGCTCTTTTACGGCTTTCTGTTTCTGCTGCACGAACCTCTGTCGCTGATTTTTCTGGCGCTGGAGGCGGTGGAGGTGGTGGAGGTGGAGGTGAAGATTTTGGTGGTGAAAACATCCCGCCCATAATAGTTTTCCTTGTTAAACAGATTTAAAAGATTGACAATCAATAACATTTAAGAAGGCTTCTGTCTATTAATTAAAAAATTTCAACTTGTTTTCTCTGGTTTTTTGTAAATTGTATACATTTCAGTGTAGCCCATACGGTTATACAGTTTGCCAATGCGTTCAGGTGTAATGCCAGCAGAGACTCCAAGCATTGGTTCTTTAACGCCTTTTGCCGCACACCATTCATCATATGCTTTTATTAATTTAACGCCTACCATGCCTTTACGATGTTCTGGCAATACGTAAATTGCAAAATCACCGCTTGTTAAATCATTACCAAAGAAATGCGGTGCAACATACCCAACGCAAAAACCAACAATTTTATTATTTTTTTCATAAACTGCCGCAAGGTAATTGTCAGGAGTTTTTATTATTTGTTCGCCCAATGACCATAACCGATTTGGATCAAAATCTAAATTAGAATATCGGCTTTCTTGATGCATTTCTGCACCTAATGAAATCATTAAAGGTATGTCACTAATTACCATTTTTCTAATCATTATTAATTACCATTAATTTCATAAGGCTACAGTTTGCCGCCCATGATAATTGTTGGTTTCATAACTGGTAACATCGTAATCCATTTCCGCAACAAATTGTCTATTAGATACATTTTGTCGGCCTTTAATATCTGGAAATAATTCTGTCATTGCCCACACTAATGCGTCAACACGATCAGGTGAACCTTGGCCCTCATATCCTTGCGCAGTAACTTGGCACATTTGAGCTTCAAGTTCTGGGCTGTTTTTTACGTGGTGTACTCTGCCTAACGCATACAATGCACTAATAGGTTCGGCTCTAACGTGTTTGCCTCTTGACGCATGGACTAAAATAACAGGGATGCCGGGGCGGATGCTGTCAATAACGTGTTTGCACATTTCGCCGCCTTGATTTTTTTCAATAACTATAGCGTCTGCTTGGTAATAATCATATAGAGCGATTGCTCTGCGTCCCCATTTTTCTGGCGTTCCTTTTGTGCTGGCATCTTCTAAAACATATCCATGACCAGTGTCTGCAACTCCGCAAGCGATAATGCCGTGTTCATCTGCGTTTTCTTTGCTTGAGATTGCAGGGTCAACACCAATAACTATTCTCTTTAAATCGTTAGGCTGTTCTTGCACTCTCGTATCGTTTATATCGCGCATTGTCCAAATAGCGCCAACAGCTTGTGGTTCATATTCTCCTAGCCAAACATGACCATATCGGTCTGGGCGGTGTTCTTTATCGAACTCACGCTCACCTTCTAACTCTTTAGGAAACCAAGGGTTGTCTGCATAATTTGCTTGAACAACTGTGGTATTTGGTGGAACGCTTTCACCTCGTAAAAATTTATCTACAGGATCAGATGACAAACGTGGGTTCCAGCTAAACCATATTTCAGACCCATCAACACGAATAGTTGGCCTTAACATTTCTAATGATTTGGTTGTCATGGTTTGCGCTTCTTCAACCCACGCTGAATATCCCTCTAAACTTTTTATAGACTCGCTTGTATGATCTTGCATACCAATAAATGAAATCAAACCACCCTGTGCTGTTTCAATACGATCATTTAAAACACGAAATTGATTAGATAACCCATAGTGATTAATTTTATCAACGATTAAACGATATGCGCTTTCTTTCAAAGATTTTTGTATTTCACGAACACAAACAAATCTTTTATTTGGATAACGCAACAATTCTTCAACCATTAAACCAGCAAAGAAGTGCGACTTCCCACTACCACGGCCCCCGTGAGCGCAACGGTAGCGGCTTGGCTTTAATAACGGTTTGAATACTTTAGCTGTTGGTATCTGGAGTATCGACAATAACTCTCTCAATCATGCTTACGTTTCCTGTGTGTTCGCTCACGTTTGTTTCTTTCCAGCCCATTTGCGTTTTAGCCCAAAATATAGCTGCCGTTGTATCTCCGTTTACAGCCTTGTTAAACAACGTGCCGCCTATTTTGGCATTTGCTTTGATCTTTGCTGTGTCTAGCTCCCTGCGGAAATGCTTTCGCAATGTTTTGTCATCAATGCCATCACGAACAACTAAGCATATTGATTCTTGGGGTATGCCTACAGCACACATTTGTTCGACTAACCTACGTTCATCATCCGTTGGTTTAAATGTTGGTCTTGTTACTCTTTTTGGTGTTTTAGGCGGCATCAGCTTTTATAGTGGGGAATATCTGCCCGCTACCCTCTAGTTTTGCCTGATTGCCCGTAAAATCTTGCCAGCGTTTTATGATAACGTCGCAGTATTTTGGGTCAAACTCCATCACCCTAGCCCTGCGCCCGTTCATCTCCGCTGCAATAAGTGTTGTACCTGAACCGCCAAAGCTATCCAGAACAATGTCCTCGCCCTTGGTGTTGTTGAGCATCTGGTATTCAAACAGAGCGACAGGCTTCATCGTTGGGTGTTCTTTGCTCCTTGACGGTCTATCAAACTCAAGGATAGTCGTTTGTTTGCGGTCTGTGGCCCACAGGTGCGCTGAACCGCCCTTCCACCCATACAGGCAAGGCTCATGCTTCCAATGGTAGTCCTGCCGCCCCATCACCATAGTCTGCTTCTTCCATATTAGGCACTGGCGCACTTCCCATTCTATGTCGTGCGCTGCCCCGCGAAAGTTATACCCTTCGGAGTCTGCATGCCATATATAGAACACAGCGCCATGTTTCATAACAGAGTCAGCCGCGCTATAAGCATCACAAAGGAACTGTCTAAACGTGTCGTCCGTCATACTATCGTTCTGGATTTTAAGAGCGTCTTTTGTTTTACCCTCATAGTCCACATTATAAGGGGGGTCGGTCAACCACATATCAACAGGTTCATTGTCCACAAGTTTATCAAC